CAAGGTACATGTGTAACAGTGGGAGTAGGGACATGAAAATTGTAAAAGGTATTTGGACATACATTAAACGATTGGTAAAAGCTTTATTGAATATGAAGTGTTGCCCAGAGTGTGTGTGCAAATAAATGCCAGTAGAAAAAGTAGAGGGCGGCTATCGTTGGGGTAAAACTGGTAAAGTCTATAAACGTAGGATTGACGCAGTTAAACAAGGACAAGCCGCCCATGCTCAAGGATATAATCAGTATAAAAGAGGTGGAACAGTGAAAGCAGTACCAAAGGGAAACAAAGGTTTAGCTAAATTACCAAAAGCAGTTCGTAATAAAATGGGCTATATGAAACGTGGCGGTGCAGTCAAGAAGATGAAGCGTGGGGGAGTGGCAAAGAAAAAATGACACCAGAACAAATTGAAAAAGTAAACAGGTTAGGTTACATAGTTGTAAACATGGGTCAGCATGTAGAGGACATTAATAAGAATGTTGTAGCTTCCAAAGATGCAGACGGTAACTGGGTAACTGAAGTAGCAAAGCTAAAAACAATACTTACAGCAACAGAAACTGTAAAGGTACGTGCACGTAATGATAAGGGTCACTATGTAAAAGACGATCCTACCACACCAGAAAACGAAGCATGGACAACTAAAGTAATTAAAAAGGTTACAGGTAAAAAATAATAATGCTACCAAATCCTAAATTTTTTTCAGCAGCTAAAGACCTTACTGCTACTGCAGGTGGGGCAAGTGGTGACGTTATTTACACTTGTCCTAATAGTTTTGTAAGTCTTATTAGATTTATGCATGTATCTATTGGTGCTAACTCTACTAAGAAATATAGTTTACAGTGGTACGAGGCTTCTACAACTACATATCATTTTATTGTAGATGATCACAGTCTTGCAGGTAATAGTTTAGAAGAAGTAATACAAGGCGGTGGGTATCTTGCTTTGTCTGCAGGAGACAAGATTGTAGGTTTTGAAGAAACAGGTGCAGACGCTCACATTATCCTTTCAGGTGAAGAGTACTATAAACAAATGACATAACAGGGTTGCATTTTTGTCTGTAGTATGTTATAACTATATATGATATAACTATCTCTGGTAATTAAGTTTACCGTTAACAAAGGAGATAGATTATGTTAAAAAGAATATTCAACAGACTAATTGAAGCTAGAATTGAATCTGCAAAACGAAGAATTGCACGTGATCAATTATATAGCATGACCGATTCAGAGCTAAGAGATATAGGCATAGGTCGATACGATATAGAAAGAGTTTTAAGATATGGCTACAAAGTCTAAAGTAAATGCGGCAGGAAATTATACTAACCCTAGTATGCGTAGGAATTTGTTTAACCGCATTAAGTCAGGAACCAAAGGGGGCAAGGCAGGTCAGTGGTCTGCACGTAAAGCCCAAATGCTTGCAAAACAATACAAAGCCAAAGGTGGTGGCTACAAAACTTAGAGGCTAAGAGATGGACCCAGTTACAATTATTGGTGGGGCTACTGTAGCATTTAACGCCCTCAAGAAGGGATTTCAGGTAGGTAAAGACCTACAGGATATGTCAGGACAACTTGCTCAATGGGCAGGTGCTATGAGTGACCTATCTTATGCAGAGCAAAAAAATAAAAATCCCCCTTGGTGGAAAGCTCTTAATGGACAGTCAGTTGAAGCTGAAGCATTAGAAATATTTACAGCTAAGAAAAAAGCTGAAGCAATGCGTAAGGAACTCAAAGACTGGATTAGTTTTAGTATGGGTCCATCTGCATGGGATGAACTTGTAGCTACCGAAGGTAGAATACGTAAACAAAAGAAAGAGCAAGAGTATCGTAAAGCTGAAATACAGGAAGCTATTATTACATGGACAGCTACTGGCTTATTGTTAGCTTCAGGTATTGGTGCTCTTATACTTATAGCGTGGTTAATAAATGGCTAAAGCAAAGTCACAACAAAGTCTTGATAAGTGGACTAAACAAAAGTGGAGAACCAAAAGCGGTAAACCTAGTGCTAAAACTGGTGAACGTTATCTTCCTACTGCGGCTATTAAGTCTCTTAGCAGCAGTGAGTATGCAGCTACAACCAGAGCTAAACGAAAAGGCACGAAGGCAGGTAAGCAGTTTGTGGCTCAACCTAAAAATATTGCAGAAAAAACCAGACGGTTTCGGAGGACATAATGGTAGTAGACTTTGATATTGATGGTGACGGAAAAATCACAGCAGAAGAAGTAGCAATGAAAGAACGTATGCTTGAGATAGAGCTACGTGAAGAAAAAGCAGAATCGCAAAAGTTTATGGCTTGGGTAGCTATGGGCATGATGATTATTTTCACTGTGTTTTTATTTACTCCCCTAATGTCAGATTCTAGAGTAAATGCCCTTGCAGATTTGCTTGGGCTATTTTATATCGCACAAACTGGTGTGGTAGCAGCATACATGGGTGCAACAGCTTATATGGCAGGTAAACCTATGGGCAATAAGGTAGCAATGAAAAAGGACATGAGATAATGAGAATACGAAGACCAAGAAGAACACCAAGTACAAGAGGCGGTAGAGTAATAGGAACTCCTAGAGCTAGAAGAAGAAGAAAAGGTCCATTAGACCTTAAAACAAGAGCAGATCAACTAATAAAAGCTTATCAAACAAAAGCTCGTTCTGATAAAGCATCTAAAGCTCGTTCAACTCCAACTCCTAAAGCACCTATTAAAAAAACTAAACCAACTTTACAAACAACTATGCCTCCAGTAAAAAGAAGAAGAAGACCTGATGTACGTCCTACTAAACTAGGCGGCACCACAGGCGGTACATCAGCTTCTAAAGCTGCAAGTGCAAATTCTGCAGCAGGTCAGGCACAAGTACAAAAATTAAAAGAAGCAATGAAGAAGAAGTATGCTTCTGATAGAGCAAGTAAGGCTCGTTCTACTGGCACTCCTAAAGCACCTACCAGAAGAACTAGAACAGCAATATCACCTACAAGAAGTACGCCTACTTCTGTTCGTAAATCACGTAGACCTACAGTGCGTACTCGTACCCCAATGAGGAGAAGATAATGGTTAGTAGAGTAAGAATACCAAAAGGAAGACGTAGACCATCAGGAAAAAAAGATGCCGAAGATAAAGCTAGAAGGAAAATTCTTGAACAGTTTATTAGAGGTATTAGACAAAAACCTGGAGGTACTAAACCTAAACCTAAGGCAGTACCAAAAGGTACAAAAACTGGACCTGCGGTAAAAGGGAAAATGTCAACAAGACCAAAAAAACCTGATTATTTGACAAGGCCAAAACCAAAAAGACCTTCACGGCCTATAACTGGACCAACCCCAAAAACTAGACCACCTAATTTACCTACAAAGCCAGACAAAGGTATGCAAGGTTTGCTTGAACAGAGGCCAAAAAAGAAAAGAAAACCAATAGATCCTAAAGCTCTCCCTGGTGGAGGAACTACAGTTAACCCAGGTACAAGACCTAAGAGACCTGTAGGAAGAAAACCTAGCAAAAGACCAACTCCTTCTAGACCAACTAGAGATCCAATTAGACCAAAACCAAAAAGACCTACAAGAAAACCACCTACACGTAGACCAAGTAGGAGACCTAGAGGAATGATGGACGCTATACGAAGAGGCATGAGAGGCATAAGAAAAGGATCACAAAGATAATGACTTTTAGATTAAGCCAACGATCAATGGATAAACTTGAAGGTGTCCATCCAGATATGACAGCAGTAGTTGAACGAGCCATTCAACTAACAGAGGTAGACTTTGGAGTTACACAAGGTGTACGTACTTTAGAAGAACAGAAAGCCAATGTAGCTGCAGGACGATCACAGACAATGGCGAGTAAACATTTGTTACAGGACGATGGGTTTAGCCATGCAGTAGACGTGGTAGCCTATGTAGGTCCAGATGTATCATGGGAACTGAATCTTTATGATGATATATGTGACGCCTTTAAACAAGCAGCCGAAGAAGTAGGTTGTGCTATTAAATGGGGAGCAGCATGGAGTGAAGGTGACATTCGTACATACGAAGGTACATCAGAAGACGCTATGATGGCATATGTAGATTTGCGTAGATCACAAGGCCGTAGACCTTTTATTGATGCACCTCACTTTGAACTGATGATGTAATGAGATGGTTACTACTCGCTCTATTCTTATCTTCTTGTGGTTTGAGTACTCTGCTACCGCTAGGAGGATCAGGCGGTCCTACAGTAAATTCTAATGCACAGATAGGTGCAGAAAATAGACAGGCGGTAATGTCTGTAGAACAAACTGAAGAAGTTACAGCAGGTAGAGATATAATAACTACAGAAGTTTTAAAAGAGGTAGAAACAGGTATGGTTGAAAAACTCAATATTCAAAACATACCACCTTGGGTAATGATCTTATTGTTACTAGGATGGTTATTACCAACACCTACAGAAATAGGCAGAGGCATACTTAACTTTGTTCTATTATTATTTGGAAGATCAAAACTATGACAAGAGCACTAACAGAAAAACAACAAAAGCTATTGGCTGTACTGTTTGACGAAGCAGGTGGAGACATTGTGACCGCAAAGAAACTTGCAGGATACTCAGATGCTACATCATCTGCTGAAGTGGTAAAGTCTCTTAAAGAAGAAATACTAGATGCAACGCAGACTTATATGGCACGTAATGCACCGAAAGCTGCAATGTCTATGGTGGGTGCATTGTACGATCCTACTGAGTTAGGTATTCGTGATAAGATGCAAGCTGCCAAAGAACTACTTGATCGTACAGGTCTAGTTAAAACAGAAAAGATGCAAGTAGAAGCAAAAGGTGGTGTAATGCTAATGCCACCTAAACAAATGGATGACGATGACTAAACCTCTACAAAAGTGGAAGTTACCCCAACCAACCGACATAAAAGAAGACAACGAATGGATTGCTATTCCACGTATATCAAGAACAATACCATTCGGATATGAACTAGATAAGGATGATCCCGATATACTTCAGCCTGTTGAACATGAACTTGACATGCTTGAAGAGGCAAAGAAATATCTAAAACAGTATTCATATCGTGAGGTTGCCAATTGGCTATCTAGAAATACAGGTCGATCTATATCTCACGTAGGACTCAAGAAACGGTTGGACAATGAGCGAAGAAGAAAAAACAAAGTTGGAAGCCTACGCAGATGGGCAGACTATGCGAAAAAGGCAATCGCCAAAGCGGAGGAAATTGAAAACAAACGCCTCGGTGCGAAAGCCCTTGAAGAAGAAAGCTACCCCAAAGCAAGTTAGTATTGTTGAGGAAATTCCTGTTGAGGAACAGCACAACATTATTTTCAAACCCAATGAAGGTCCACAGACAGATTTTCTAGCTGCAGGTGAACGAGAAGTTTTATATGGTGGCAGTGCAGGTGGTGGCAAGTCGTATGCAATGTTAGCAGATCCTTTAAGATATATGGGTCATCCTGAATTTTCAGGTCTATTACTACGGCATACAACAGAAGAACTTAGAGAGCTTATATTTAAATCACAAGAAATGTACCCTAAAATTTGGAAGGGTATTAAGTGGTCTGAACGAAAGATGCAGTGGACTGCGCCCTCTGGAGCGAG